CAAGAGGTTGAGATAAAAGTTCTGTTGTTGCTTTAGATGCTATGGCTTTATCTTTAAATAAATTAAAAATAGTGCCACTAGCATTTACTAAAGTTATAGTTATTGTGCTCCCTGATCCAGCGTCCTCGGATACTAATAGTGATTTAACAACAGCTGTTTTAAAACTAGGAACTGTATACAGTGTAGTTAGATCTGTTGTAGTTAAATCTACTTTTTTATTTATAAAACTATTAGCCATTATTGTAAAAAGAAGTTTTGAGCTTCTACTTCATCCTTTAGTTCTTGTTGATATGTTGTATTTAATTTTTCAACAATAGCATCTAAGTCTCTTACTTGAGATTCTGCTGTTTCCAAATCGTATTCTTTACTAGCTCTAGTTAATACTTGTACTATTTTTGCCATTATCTACGTCCATCTGGTTGTATATCTAATCTAAAAGTTCCTAACTTCCAATCTTGACTAGATCCCGTGTTTGCTACTTTTAATGCAACAGCTCTAGCTCTTGCACGAGTATCTACTTTTTGTGTAGATGATGAAATTGTAAAAGGTCCTAATGATGAACTTGCTTTTGTATCATTTGGAAAATTTCTTAATTGTAAAGTAACTTGTGTGTTGCCTGTTTGAGATATAAAATCTGGTATAAATCTTCTTATCTTCATTAAAAATTCACCGTCTCCTCTAAATGTTGCGACACCTGTTTGTTGTCCGGTAGATGATCTTGCTTGTGTAATATCAAAATCTCCAGAGGTTATATTAGCTGTAATCGCAGTTATAGTTCCATTTTTATTCTGATCCGTGCTTGTTTCATGTTGATAGTATGTTGTTATACCCTCTGTGTTTCCTACAACATCAAAAGATGTATCAGTGTCTGCATCATACTCTGCTGCGTGAGGTTTACCAAAGACAGCAGAATCTTTCCAAACAGTTCTAGCTAATGTTCCGTTAGTCCACACAGGTCTTTGTGGTGATGAATCAAAATAATTATACGCAACCATTCTGTTTACAACGGAAGATGAAGAGGTTGGATAAAACCACATAACTTCACCAAAAAGATTATTTAATCCAGCGGATACCATTTGGTTACCAGATTCTAAATTAATATCATCAAAAACAAAATCCTCTACCAAACATGGTAGTGATTCTAACTTACCAGCATATCTAAAGAAACCATTCTCTGACATCCAATACGCAGCACCATCAACTTCCACACATGCGTTTTTTCCAACCAGTCCACAGTTAGTTCCAACTTGTGCAAACGCAAATGTAAATGGTTGACCTACAAAACGTTGTGTAAATAATGCCGTGTCTGTCCAAACATATATAGCATCTCTACCACGTATCGCTCCTATAATTTTTGATCCATCAGCCAATCTTTGTGTACCAGCTGTATTAGTTGCTGTAGGTGTGTATGTATTTATGTCTTCTTGATCCGAAAATCTAATAAACATTTCATCTTGTGTTGTGTTATCTCCAATGGTTGTCTCTGTTCCATAAAACACTAAGTGACGATCTGGTGTTGATACGACCATGTGACGTGATGCTGTTGGCGCACCTGATATAATAGTTGCTCTTGTAGTTGTTGCATTTGATAATGAAGAGTCCCATTCAAAACACGCATTGTTAGCAATTAAACAAATAGCTTTGTCACCAAAATTATCTAGTGACCACATACCAGGTTCAATAACTAAATCTCCTGATGCAGCTTCTCCCCATGCTACGAAGTCTGATGTATTAGTAATTGTAGCTCCATCGCTATGTGATGCAGCTGTTGTGTTTCTAACTCCTCTGGTTACACCTGTTAAAGTGTTTGTTGAAATACCTGTGTAAGATATTTCTTCAGTTCCTATCTTAATAAAGTTAGTTCCTGAACTAGGAAACTGTGATGCATCTGTTAATACAATAGTTGTTGTTGAATCATTAATAGCACCATTTAAGGTAGTTGTAGTTGCACCAGGTTCTTCTCCACCCCAAGATCCTAACCCCCATCCAAAACCTTTTGCTTGCACAGCTGGTCCAACAGGATAATAATGTTGAACTCTAATACCACCAGATGTTGTAGCGCCAGACCCTGACTCGTTTGATGGCATCGTAATTGTAAGAGTTTCAGGAGTTGGCACACTTGCCACCATAAATTTTTTATCATCAAAATCAGACGCACCAAAATTAGATCCTGTTATTGTAGAAAAATTATCCAACAAAATAATTTCTCCAGCTGTAATATTATGACTTGATGAAAAAGTTAGTGTTACAGTCGGTGATCCGTTAGTCGTGCTAAATGCACTTGTAAGAGTTGTTGTAGTTTTAATTGGGTGTATGTCATAAAACACACCTCCAGAAAAAGCATATAAAATTCTATTTGTGCCTATAATAGCATATTTTCTGCCTAAACTATTTACATAATGGTGTAAACCTCTAGCAGCTCCTGTTAGATCATCTGTTCCTAATTGTTTCCATCCACCTATCTTTTCAGGCGTGCCATATCTAAATCTAACATTATCGCAGTCTACCCATTGACCTTCTGCTGTAGTCTCGGATATTTGTTTATTTATACCTGGCTGAAATCCTATTTTTTGTAGCATAATAGACCTTTATACCGTATTTAAATGTTTTTGAATAGAATTATTCTTCTATAACGTCTTTATCGTTTTGAGTCAAATTTAAATGCTGACCTTCATTGCTAGTTAAATTTTGCACTTCTGAAGGAAAATAATCATTAATTTCAGCAGCTATTTTTACAAGAGTATTACTAAAGTGTTTTAAAGTAGGGGCATCTAAAGTAAAATAATTTCTTTTATTTAACATCTCAACTTCTTGTTTGGTAAACATTAAAATACCTGATCCATCTTTTTTATTTTGCATTATTTTCATTTTTTATCCTTATCTTAATTTTTCATTGTGTTCATCATTTTTGTGCTTTGCTAAAGGTCCGTTTGCATTAACATAATGTAAAAATAATTGTATATGATAATCTCCGGTATATGGTTTTCTCCAGTGCTCATATTCTGTGCCTTTATAAATTACACCGTCTCCAGGTTTTAAATTTATAGGAACACCATCTATATAAATAGGCCACTCAACACCATCGGAGCCTATAGTAATCGTAGATGATATTTCACATGCGTTTCTATCTTTATGTTTTTCTAGTTCAGCATTATACGTGTAACATCTCCAAAAAGAATATGTTTCGTTTAATGTTAAGTCAACGTGTTTTTCAAATATTTTTTTCTTATGTTTTAAGTAAGCGTCCATTAAAGGATCTCGATAAAAACATGAATCTCCATTATTATTTTGATCTGTATCAAATGAAGTCTGATTATAAAAATGTCTACTTTTACAATAATCATTTAAAATATTTAATTCTTTTGAATTAAATATTTTTGGCACTATTTTATATTTCCAGTTTAAATCAGCCATGATACAATTGTATAACGTTTTCCTTTTGTAACTGGAGACACAGAATGTGGAAATAAAAAATTAGATGGCCACAGCACACATCTTCCAGGTTTTGGTTTTATTGTTTTATAAATTTTGTTATGATCTTTAGGATCATGAAAATTTAATTCTCCACCTTTATAATCATTATTTAAAAATAGTATAACGCTTATAGTTCTTGGTATTAATCCAGAGTGATCACTATGAACTACATACTTACCACCTTTTTCATATTTTAAAGCTTCAAGTGAAGCCATTTGTGTAGCATGAGTTTGATAATGTTTTTGATATTGACCATGATAACCATCTATTACGGTTTTTAAAAAATTTTTCCAATGAATACCACTATAGCTATTGTCTAAAAAATCATATCCCTCAGCATTTCTAATGTCTTTTCTAATACCTCCACGCACAACTCCCATTGGTTTAAATAAAGCTTTATTATTTAAAAATTTTAATAAACTAGAAATAGTTCTGGTTTGTACACCTCCATTATAACATTTTATATAATTTTCTAATTCCATTTTTTTTTCTTCCAAAACAACCTTTTATAGTTATTTACTAAAAATTTTTTAATTTGAAAAAAACCTAGCACTCCCTCATGTAAAGGTCTCTCCTTAATTACCATTTTCCAAGATTCTCTTTTAAAAGGTATCACTTGAGCAAGGGGAGTTCCTCTTTTAATAACAGTTTCTAAAGTAGGATATTTATCGCCATTTATTATTATTGGAAGATTTACCTCTCCCTCATAGGTATCTGTATCAACAATTCCAGAAATTATTTCAAATCTATCATCATGATTATTTAATGGTGGAACAAATAAACAAGAATATCCGGGTGGGGTTTTAATGGCAAAAGGATTTAATATTTTATAAAAAGGAAGTTCTTTATTTTTTTGATGAAATGGACATTTAGGTCCTAATTGATTGGTGCCATGAATTTCAGTATTTGAAGTATTTATATTTAATCTATATCTTGCAGACAGTTGATGAGCATCATTATAAGAGTATCTAAAAAAACTGTCATTTTCACCTTTTTTATTTTTAAAGTTATGTTTTAAATAAAAATCTTGCGGCATTTTTATAACATAACCTGCTGTCAAAGAATCTAAAAAAGGCATACAACCTTTTATAGTATGTATTTCTTTAGAGTGTTTTAATTCCTTATACCACTCTGGGACATATTTTAGTGAAGGTTCGGGAAAAACATCGTTAAGT